AGGAGGCAGCGCTTTCCTCATCTTCTCCGCTGTCCTCCCCCTGCGGCTCTGCTTCCCCGCACACCCGACAGCGACGGATCCGCCGCGCCTGGTAGTCCTCCAGATCGCACAGAACCATATCTCCCACCCAGGAGAACATCCCAATTCCGCCCCGGTCGTTGCGGTAATAGCCGATGTACTGCGTCACCATTTCATCGGTCAGGGAATTGGCGTCAGCGCCTCTGATCTCGGGTTCGGCTTCCCGCTCATCCCGAAGGTCAACACCATATCGCCGCCTCAGCTTTTCTTTGGTCTGCGGCACCTTTAGGATGATGTAGTCCATCTCCTCCACCCCGCTCGTCACACCGTCCTGCGGCACCAGCTGGCGCGGATGAATGGCCGTGATCGCCAGCTCGCCGACCGTCGTGTGCGTCCGGCGCGTGTTGTCCCACTCAAGCAGGAATGCCGCACCCCCCTGGATCGGTACCGTTCTCTCCATCATGTCGTTGATCTGTTCTATCGGCAGTCGGTCGAGCTCCCCCCTCAGCATGTCTTCAATCAGTTTAGCCTTCGGTTCGTCTTCCTTTCGTCTCGCGGTCACCTTCGGCTGCGGGATCGCCGTATTGACCTGCGCCTCAATCAGCTCTGCTGCAATGTTTCGCACATGCGGTGTCTCGGTCACATGGTCGCGCTCGACCAGCCCCTCGACCTCCTTCTGTCCATCATAGATCGCCTCTCTGTCATTCATCGCGGCCACATACGGCGCATATGCCGTATCGGCTGCCGCAAGACGATCCTGCCACATTTCCAGTTTTTCTTTTTGATTCATATGCTTTCTCCTTATAACTCACTTCCGGAATAATGCTCGCGGGTCAAACTGTACAGCTTCCATTCGCCAACACCGTCCAGGGCGATGCGGAAATGGTCACTTCGCCTTGGGATGATCGGCAGATAATAGCTGCGCTTGATCGGCGTTGACAGCGTCGCTACCGTCCGCCATATACCGTCCGAGTCAAACATCATGCGGACGGTAAGCGACGCCCCTGCCTCCAGCTCCACGCGCATTTGCAGTTTCGCTGTTCCCTTGCGATTCGGCGAACCCTCCACAAAATCGCCAAACTCCACCCGGCTTGCGGTCTGCGTCTCCTCCACCGCGTCGACCGGAACCTCCTCTGCGCCGCCCATCAGCCAAAGCCGACCATCCGCAGCTAACATCCATAACCCACCGTGATAGGCGAATGCGACTGCCTGTACCGCGTCCTCACGATGCCATAACCGCTTCCCGGTGTCGTAGCAGAACAGCGACCAAGCCCCCGTTCCGTCGCGCATCGAAACATAGTAGCGCTCACCGTCCGAGCCCCCCACTGCATCCTGATACCGCACACCGCCGAAGGCTTCGGCAACAGACTGTGGGATCCCGCCCGCATAGGCCGTGATCCCGACCCGCGACAGATAGTACAGCGTCTCGCCCGCCGCCGCGGGTGAGGCGGATGAGCCCGCATCCACCCCAAGCGAAGCCGATCCCATCACCTGAAAATCAGACGGCTTTGAACCGTATACCTTGTAAATCTGATTCTCCTTGAAGAAGCAGGGATATCCCATGTACGACACACATGCCGTAAAATCTCCCGCGCTGCCCACCGTCACCGCAAAACTGTCGGTCGACAGGCCGTCAAATACATTGAAGTTAAACGGGTCGCCCGGCTTCGAGGCATAAATCGTGTCGCCGTCACAGCCCCATAGCCGATTTTCATTCTCACACGCAAAACGCAGTACCGGAACCTCCCGGCTCACCGATACTGCGTCCTCCTTCCCGACCGTAAATGAATTTTCATAAAATACCAGCGTCCGCCCGTCCGCCGATACCTCGCGGATGATGATGCTCCCATCGTTCTCCCCAGCGCCCGATATGGTCACCGCATCCCCTGCGCGGAACGGAAACGGTGTCCCCGTCGTGACCATCGTGTTGCCCTTGGCTTCTACGCCCGCATATTCGCCGTCCCGAAATTCGACAGTACCCGTCCACGACGCTGCAAGTTCGCCGAACTCGCCCGTCAGCCGCTGATAATACCGCATGTCCGGCAAAATGATGATGTAAGCACCGAGCGATACAAATCGCTTGGGGCTGTCCTCCACCGTCCCAACCGCCCGACCGTCCGCATACAGCGTCGTGCCGTCTACCCAGTACAGCCCGTCGTGCGCATACAGCCCGTTCGGCTTTGTCAGCCGCCGCCATAGCCAACGCGGCAGCCTGGGTGAGAGGAGCGGGAAATCCCGCCCCGACATGTTCTCCATGTCCCAGATCTCACCGTCCTGCGCCGCCGGTGTGTGCCAATACCCGCCGAACTGTACCTGCTGGATCTTCCCGATGCCGTCCCCGTTTGGAACGACAGCCAATCGTTCGATCATGCGTCATACCCCGCAATCGCGGCAATCAGCCGCTTTTCTTCTCTTTTCAGATTGCTGATCTGTTCCGCAATCACCCGATGCCGCTCAGGATCGCCCTCTTTTTTCATTTGCTCCATCTTGTACGCGATCTGCGCCGCCACCTGGGCCAGCCCTCTTCTGTCCTCTTCCTCGGTGTACTCCCGCACAATTGTCGCTCTTCTCACGCCGCCTTCATATGTGTTCGTCTCAGATACAAATTTCATCGTCATTCCACCTCCGCAATTTCAAGCAGTCCGTCGAGCTGCATCAGCGCCTTCGGCGTCATCGCGTCCCATAGCCCGATCTCATCCTTTACCCGCTCGGGTGCGACCGCGACCTCCTCACAAAGAAGCTCCTCGCGCCGCATCGCATATTCCTGCGCCGCCTCCGTGCTCGCAAAGGCGATCTTACCCGCTTCGTCCAGCGTACCGCATTCCCGCGCCAGCTTCAGCTCAGCCGCCAAATACAGCGCCCGCTCCCCCGCCAGGCGCGCCCACAGCCGCATCAAGGCGTACTGCGTCGAGCCGGACAGCCCTCTCGTCACCATCAGCGGCCATAGCGCCTCACACGCGCCGATTACCTGCTTCATCGTTACCTGCATATCATTTCCTCCTTATAATCCCAATGTCGCCCGAATCTCGGCGGCATTGTTTGCAATATAGTTCATCATATTTCCCGTGTTCAAAAGCACATAGGTCTTTGCAATCGTTGGCACGACAGCAAAATCTACTCCGTATTGGTCAATACTCATGTATGTCGCGCTGTTCCTTTGCAGATATACACCGCTTGTCGCGTTCCAGTAGATCTCCGCCGCATCGCCGCGCATCACAGGACTTGCCGATATCTGCATACCGTTGGCATTAGCATTGATCTTCCCGTATAAATAGCCTCCGTAATAAAAATTCAGCACGCCCGCCGCAAGCTGCGAAGACAGCACGCCGCTTGTCGTCGTCACCGTCGCATTGTTGATCACCGTCGATTCGGTCTGACTTTGCAGCGATGACACCGTTACCGTTCCATTTAGCTGTATGCCCATGTTCGTAATGGCAAGCTCATTGTCTCCGACCCGCGCCGTCAGACTTGTCGCCGTCTGTTCCAACGTCGAGATGCTGCCCTCGGCACTGCTTACGCGCGAAGTCAGACTTGACGCCGTCTGTTCCAACGTCGAGATGCTGCCCTCGGCACTGCTTACGCGCGCCGTCAGACTTGTCGCCGTCTGTTCCAACGTCGAGATGTCGCCCTCTGCATTACTTACTCGTGTGATCAGGCTACTCGCCGTCTGTTCCAATGTCGAAATATTGCCCTCAGCATTTGATACCCGCGTGATCAGCGCCGACGCTGTTTGCGTCAGCGTCGAGATGTCGCCCTCTGCATCCTCGATGCGTGACGCCAGCGTCTGGGCATTCTGCGTCAGCTGAGATATATTCCCCTCGTTGTCGCTCACCCGAGATGCCAAACCTTCCGCCGTCTGCGTCAGCGTCGAGATATTTCCCTCAGCTGTGCTGACCCGCGAAGTCAGCCCGCTCGCTGTCTGGGTCAGGGTCGAGATATCCCCTTCAGCGCTCTCCACACGACTCGTCAGCCCCTCCGCTGTCAACGTCAGCTGTGCAATGTTCCCCTCGGTATCCTCGATTTTGGCATAGATCGGCGATGAGATCATCCCCGCAATGTCGTTGAGCTCGCTTTCGTTGAAGTTCCCCACACCGAGGTTCCCCAGCGTGTACCTCAGCTGTTCGAGCAGCATAAACATGTAGTTCAGCAGCTCACGGTTGATCTCCTCCTGCGGCTTTCCCTCAATGCTCGGGAAGCGCGACTCCACCGAGAAGAAATTGTTCGGCATCCCTCTCGCCTCCTTACTCCGCCTCGCCGGTCAGAATGTCCACAACGGTCTGTAGCATATCGCGTTCGCTCGGGCGGGCCATCATGATGCGTATGCAGTCCTCCCCGGTCGCGTCCCGTGCCAGCATTGCGCGGTAAGTGTAGCCCGAAAAAACAAATCCTTCGCTGTCTGCGTCGGATGTGATCACGATCTCCTCACAGGCTTCCGGTACCAGCGCCGCCTCTAAAGCGTCCAGACTCAGTCCCGCCGGCTCGATGCGCAGGGCAATGATTTCCCGCAGCTCCCCGCGGATCAGCATCTTCTCCCCTGACCATCCGATCAGGGGGAGAGCCATTCCGCCAAGAAGCGCCGTCATGCAGCGTCCTCCTCGTCCTTCTCGGCGGACAGATCGCCCAGCAGCGCGTCAAGCTCGATGACGCCCATGGCAATGTCCAGCTGCTTCACGGCAGATTCAATGGCGGCCTCGACGAAGGGGGTGACCTTGATGCCGAGCCCGCTCAGCTGTGCGATGACCCACGCCTTTTTGTCGAGCGGCTGATTCTCGGCCAGCTTTTCCGCCGCCTCGACCAGCGTCTTGACGGTGTCGAGCAGATGCCGCTCCCGCAGCCACGGCACGACATAGGCCGTGATGGCGGCGGTGACGATCAGAACGGCTGCCCCGATGAGGGTTGAGATGATGGTTTCCATGTGTGTTCCTCCTTGATTTTTGTGGTATTTTGTGGTATACTTATTTCACCGGCGGTGAGCGAGAAAGGATTATAGATGCTCAACATATCGATCTACGAACTGCTCGCATTGGTCTTTACCTGCGGCGGGTTCTTTTACATGATCGCACGCGATATTTTCAAGCGGTAATCACCGCATGACCCGGCGGGAAGCGCAGAAAATCGATTGAAGGCACGGAACCAGCAACTCCGCCGTCGGCTGACGGCTACAGCCAATTCAAATCGCTCATGCCCTGGTGCGTTTTCTGCGCTTTTCCACTTGACAAGTCAATCTCCTTGTGATATAATACGCATGGATATGTTGAGTATCTATTGACGATATAGTCGTCTCTGCACCCGTAACAGATTTGCTACCTGTTACACCCCGCCCGGCCAAAGAACAGTAGGCGTCGCCGCCCTGCTGTTCTTTGTTTTTTCCTAAATATCCCGCCGCAGATCTGCGGCATTTTTTGTTTTCGTCGCCTTCAAATTGACACCGTTTTTGTTCACATTCTCGACGGCGCTCTTGACGGCGTAGCTGATGAAGGCCCCCAGAATCGCCGTCACAGCCGTCTGCGACAGGCTCTCGGCGATCTCGAACCGCCCAAGGTAGGCGAGGATGTAGGAGCACCACACCCACGCGCAGGCGTTGATGATGATCACCAGCACCACAACCTTGGTAAAGCTGTCAAGAAAGGGCTTTTTCGTCGTCATTTTGCCGACGGAATTACGACGGTTGTCAACGGGTTTCATCTCACGCCCTCCCCATCAGCCGCGCAAAGCGGTGCAGGAAGGTAACCATCTGCCGCCGGGTGCAGGGCTCGTCCAGCAGAAGATTCCCCTGCCCGTCGCCGTAGATGATGCCGTTCTCGACCGCCCACGCCACCGCCTCGTCGCTCCATGCGGTGTTGCTCTCGTCCGGTGCAGACTGCGCGGTCAGCGCCGACTGCCCGAGCAGATAGGGCAGCGGATCCACCGGCGCCTCGTTGACCTCCACCTGAAAATGCAGATGCGCGCCTGTGCTGTTGCCGGTGCTGCCCATGTTGCCGACCGTCTGCCCGGCGCGGACGGCCTGTCCGCGCGTGACGATGATCGAGCCGTCGAGCAGATGATAATACTGCGTCGTTACCCCGTCGCCGTGGTCGATCATGACCCAATTCCCGCGCGAGTTGTCGTACCCAGTATAGGTAACGGTGCCGTCTGCGGCTGCGTGGATGTACGACAGCGCCGAATACCCCAGCCACAGCGTCAGGTCGATGCCGTAATGCGGAGTGCCGTTTCGAAGTCCGAACGGCGATGTCACAAGCAGCTTGACCCCATCCATGATGGGCAGCTTTGATGTGATGATGTTATTTGCCATCTGCTCACTCTCCTTTCATCTCTTTCCAGTCCTCAAGATGCTGGATGCGCTTCTCGTGCGCGTCGATCTCCCGTCCGTGCTTGTCCACACGGTCTTTCAGCTCGCCATGCACCGCGTCGCTGTTGCGGCGGAACTCGTTCAGCGTCACCTCAAGCTTGGTCATGGCGGCGGTGTTCTTCGAGATCACCGTGCAGAAGGTCACGAGAAAGCCCGCTAAGGTGATCAGCCCGGCCACAATCTCCCACGTCATGCCCCGCTCACCTCCTCCACATAGAGGCCGACCAGATCACGCAGCGCCGCATAGACCGGGATGCCGGTGTCGCGGGTGCAGAGATAGACCGCGCCGTCCTGCGCGTAATATTTGCCCGATTCGAGCGCCATGTTTCCCGCATAGGGGATGGGGTCGTCAAGCGACCCGGCGTGGGTCACGTTGATGCGCTCGTAGAGCGACGGCGACACATCGGGTGTCCAGCTGTCCTGCGCCGTGTGGGCTTGCAGGACGCGCCAGAGCGCACCTGCATAACAGAGCCGGTCGCCCGCCGCGCAGTCGAGCCCCGCCCGCCAGCGCGGGAAGAGCAGGGGAGCCGACGCCGCCGTGTCATCGTCGAGGGTCACCGCCCCCGCCAGCATCGCCGCCCGCATCGCGCGGGCTTCGGATAATTTCATGTGTTCCTCCTATTCCGCCTCGCCGAGAAGAACGGCGAGGGCTTCTGCGTCGGTCAGTTCGGGGTCGGGGTCGACCGGGGGCTCGGTGAAGATGAGCGTGTGCGGCTCCTGCGTCACGTCGACGCGGGCAATGTATGCCCCGTTCGTCAGCTTGTCTTCCAGCTCCTCGTCGCGCTCCTGCCATTCGAGACAGCCCGTGTCGGCTTCGGAGCGGCCGTCGAGCTGCGGGTATACCGCGAAGTCATGCGCCAGCGGCATGACAGTGATGGCCTCGCCCGATTGGGTGTAGAAGAAGATGATCTCACCCGTGGCGAGGGCGTAGTAGATGCGAATGATATTGGTCATGGTTATTCTCCTACGATTGTATACGCCCATGTTGTATCTTCTGCCAAATAATACCCGGATCTCGTTGTTATGGTCAATACTCCTGCGCTATACGAATATGAAGCGTAGTCATTTGTGTAATAATATAAGTAGTTCCCGCTTGCATATGTATATGCTTTGCAGCTTCCATCGACCAGCAAGATATTGACTACGCGGGATAGACTTCCTATCGAAGACACGGAAAAATTTTTACTTACAAATACACTTTTTATTTTTGATAAGGTCAACCCTGATATAGTCATGGTATTTTCTGCGTCTCTGAGGTAGACCGTCCCCTGCACAACCTTCTGAGAAGCGGCAGTAACCCCCGCCACCTTGACCGCGCCGGTCGTAAACACACCCGCCGGCACCGCGACCTGCTCGCTCGCCGTCGGCGTGACCGTCTTCGCGCCCTGCGTGGTCAGCTGCTTGGTTGCCGACTTCGTGCCCGCCGCGACCTTGCCCGCCGACTGCGTGGCGCTGGCTGTGATCAGCCCGCCCGACGACACCGTGATGCTCGGCGTCGCCTGGGTTACCTCCGGTACAGCATCCGGCAAGGTATCAATCTCATCCGCAAATCCGTTCGTTTCCTTCCAGGCAAGTTTTGCTGTGCCTCCACCCTTGGCACGGATTGCATCTGCTGTCGCGACCAGCGCCGCATCCAGCTTTGCCGAGTCAACCGCCTTGTCAATTGCCATCAGTAACTTCCTCCTTGCCACGTCGGCAGCGCCGCGATCACCGCGCTGACCATATCAGCCTTGTCCGCCTCCGTGTAATAGTCTGTCCCCTTCACCGGCGTGTACCCCGGCGCACCGTCATCCCCCTTTGGTCCCTGCGGCCCGGTCTCGCCCGTGTCGCCCTTTGGCCCCTGTGGCCCGGTCTCGCCCGTGTCGCCCTTTGGCCCCTGTGGCCCGGTCTCGCCCGTGTCGCCCTTTGGCCCCTGCGGCCCGGTCTCGCCTGCGTCACCCTTCGGTCCTTGCGGCCCGGTCTCGCCCGTGTCGCCCTTTGGCCCCTGTGGCCCGGTCTCGCCCGTGTCGCCCTTCGGTCCCTGCGGCCCGGTCTCGCCCGTGTCACCCTTCGGTCCTTGCGGCCCGGTCTCGCCCGTGTCGCCCTTTGGCCCCTGCGGCCCGGTCTCGCCCGTGTCGCCCTTCGGTCCCTGCGGCCCGGTCTCGCCTACGTCACCCTTCGGCCCCTGCGGCCCGGTCTCGCCCGTGTCGC